GGCAATACCAGCACCGCCAGATCCTGTAGCATCAAGTGCTACAATAAATTTAGATCCATCCCATTTAAGGACTCTATCGGTGGCAATACCTGTAAGATCAACATCTGAAAGATCGCCAATACTAGCGACACCAATTCTAGAATCTGCAATCGAAACTACTGAAGCAGAATCAGTACCTCCAGCTGCTGTGCTAGCAATTACACCTGTAGCAGAATCGTAAGTGATGTTGCTACCTGCAACAAGTGCTGCACGTGCTAGTGGCCTAATTGTAGCAGAATCAACAGTTGGAATTGTGGGGGTGTTAGTAAAGTTATTATAGTTCAGATAGTATGAAGAATCGTTACCACCAAGAGTATCAGCGTCTAAAGTATCAGCAGCGGTCAACAGCCTATTGGTATTATAATAAGGTGCTTTGTTAAATACCCATTTATCACCAGTTGATGCATACTGTAAAGTAGCAGAAGCACCATTTACTGTGATACCAGCACCATTTGCTTGAGAAGAATCTACCGCAGAGTCTGCTAATACGATATTCTTATCAGAGATACTTACTGTAGTGGAGTTGATAGTTGTCTGAACACCATCAACTTGTAAGTCACCAAGAATTACAACTTTACCTGTACTATCACCGATAGCAGCAGGATCGATCGTAAAGACCGCAGGACCGCCAATGTATCCACCAACAGTTAGATTGCTGTCGATTGTTACGTTAGATGGTAAACCAATTGTTACTGAACCTGTAGAAGCACTGACTTCAATTTCATTCGTTGTACCAGATACATCAGAAACGTAGTTACCTGTAGTATCTGTACCAAGAACAAGTGTAGGAAGTCTAGCAGAATCTAGAGTGCCTGTAGAAATATTAGAAGCATTGGTGTAATAACTTGAATCATTACCGCCAAGAGTCGCTGCATCTACACCAAGATTATCAACGAAAGATTTATTTACTGTGCTAGTAATTCTTGTGTTAGCAATTGTAGTAGCCGCCGCAGAGTCAATACCTACACCATCAAGTGTTACTCTTGCTTGCACATAAGCGGAATCTACTAAAGCAGTAACTGCTGCAGAATCAATACCGCCAGCACCACCTGCTCCAGTATTATCTGTACCAGGAGCCCATTGTGAACCATTCCACTTCAGTACTTGTCCAGTAGAAGGAGAAGTTGTTGCTACGTTATTTAAATCACCAAGATCAGTTGCAGCAATCAGAGTATTGACAGCAGTAGAATCTACGCCAGTATCTGTACCTGTGATTGTTACAGTAGAACCTGCTGTTCCTACAGATACGCTACCTGCGCCAGCAATTGTAACATCGCCAGTTAAAGAGTTTACGGTGCTCACACCAGAAGTAATCGCAGACAAAGAAGCAAAGATAAACTTCCCAGAGTCTGAGTCATACTTCAAATATGCATTGGTGTTACTAAGGTCAGAGTCATTGATGTCCGTTAAGGTCGTCAATGTTGATATATTGGGTATACCAGAGAGTACTCTTTTAACTGTTATCCTTCTTGCCATCTCTTACCCTTTAAGCTGTATCTGATTTGGTGACGCAAGGACTGATCTCAAGTATACCTTCAAGGACTCTCTCAGTAGTCGCTCCATTCTGAATCTCAACATCATAGACATATCTACCTGCTTTAATTGCATTCGTGATAGATCCGTTGAGTGTCAGATCAACAAAACCTTGTGTTTTTGGTGTGGGAATTTCTGTAGTAAAAGAGTTAGAATCGGCAGAGGCATAGGTCTTCTTGAATTTTGCAGAGGCAGTGAAGTTTGTCAGATCTTTAGCAGACCTGTCACTATCAACTAACTCAATTCTAAAGATAGTATCTGTACCTTGATCAGCAGTGAGTACCGCATATTCAGCCATTTCTTCAGCAACTCTTTCTATATTAAGTGTATAACATTATTTATAATCTATAGACTTAGAGAGTTGCAGGATTAATTCCTTCAGCTCCTTCACTTCACTCTTTAATTCATTTAATTCATTCTGTTCTTTCACTCTAGCAACTTTTCTTGCTTTTGCTAGTTCTAGTCCACTTTTATCTGTATTTATAATAGCGCCAGTGGACTTATCTCGAACTAAATTAGGAGAGTTCTCAACGGGAACATACTTCATCTATTATGTTCCCAGTGCGATTGCTCTCAAGTCTCTAAAGGTCGGAATCTTAGAACTATTCGAACTTCTCATTACAATTTTGAGTTGGAAGGTAGTGAATGGAGTTAATGTACCGCCAAGTCCACCAATGGTGTACTCGTATTCTCTAAAGATATCTGGATTCTCATCTGTTTGAACAATCGTATCTTGTGCTGCCAAACTGTAGGAGATATCTTCGATGTTTGTATCAGCACCAGCAGGGATTGTTCTATAATAAAGATCAAAGTTAGCAAGGTTTGGTCTGTTTGCACCAATCAGAACTTTTAATCCAACTGCTGGTTGTTCAAGATTGATTGGAACTGTAATGTGCTTAGACAGATGCGAACCATTTGCTGGGTCAGTTTCTGCTACATATGTCAGAGGCAGGTTCAAAGGATTATTCGTAGCAGCAGAATCTTGATTATCAATCAGGTTATTTGCTGCACCCAAAGATGCTCTAGACATATTAATTACAGGCGATACGAAGTTACTATTCGTAGCAAGAGATGCTGTAATTTGTACAGAACGTCTTGGCGTGCCTGCAGCGAGAAGAACGCCAGAGGAGTCTTCAAGGTCTCTGTGAGCAACTACCTGTGGATGATCAAACGTGATAACCTGTTCTGGATTGAAACTAATTGCGCTACCAATTGCGAAGGTGTTTTGAGCATTCGCCCCTTGTCCACTCTGAGGTACGATAGAACGCCCTTTAGCGAATGTGCCTGAGAATGTCAGGGATGCCGAAGCAGCAGGAATAAACGTATCAATCTGAGGTAACATATTATCGATCTGAATATTGTCAGTAAATGACAGACCAGATCCACCAGCTGGGATACTAGATGTTGCGGCACTATCCGCAGTAAATCTAAATCCTGTACCATCAATTGCAGTTACTGTTCTTTCGCCTTGTAAAGATGTGCCTTTAATACCGCCAAAGTCGCCCGTAGAATCAATGCCAAAGATTGTAAACTTATCATTTACACCAAGTCCATGTCCTCTATAATTAACTGTAACAGTGGTAGAACCGCTATCAGTTAAGAATGGATCAGTATCCATTACCGAATGTGGGGCATCAATATTCTGTAGGATTGCTGTACCAGAAGATACGAAAGATGCTCTATGAATCTGGAACATCATATCTCTAGTTTGATCAGGAGTCCAAGTGATAGAGTTCTGAGACATAAACAGCGAACCAAGACTTGGCTGCTTACGAATTCTTTGATCAGTTGTTCCGATAATAAAGTCACCTGCTTTCGCAACATATACATTATAATCTACAGTATCCGCCATCAGAATAAATGCATGGGGCGTATTACCAGGAATAAAGACTGGGGCATCAAAGGTAAACTTAGTTGGAGTTGCTTGAATTGTTGCCAGATCATCTAAATCTGAAGGGATATTGCTTCGAATAGTTGCAGCTGAAACAATTACTTCAGAACCAGGAACGATCTCTGTCTGACTTGGAACGCCATTTCTAAGTGGGCGAAGTTCCATTCTGACCGGAATGTTAGCATCTGCAGTTCCTGCAGCAGGAGCAGTATTAAAGTAAACATCGATACTAGTCAGGAACGCACCTTGAGTATTCTGAATCGTAAAGGATTGCGCTAATGGATCCCGAGGTCTAGGTCTAGGAGGAGTTCTAACAATAGTTCTTACAATAGTGTTTCTAGATCCCTGTGCAAAGTAAGAAGCGAATGCGCCAGAGGTAGAAAGTCCATCATTATTAGCACTAATATCAAGGAGTTTAACTTCTCTTTCTCCAGCATCGAATGACAGAGAACTGTTATTCGGCACTAAGAACGATCCAATAATTTCACCATTAGCATCACTAATCAAATTACTGGAACCGCTAGGATGGCTAGTTGCAGTAGAGTTAATATACTGATCTTGCAGTCTTCTAGCGAATGGCGTAAACAGCGTTTCTTCTCTAGCATAGGAAGCGATTGCTTCACCATCAAAGAATAAGAAATGTCTGGTTAAAGGCTTGAGCGATTCTGCTTTAAATCTTACGAGTCTAGAGCGAATTGTAGGTAGAAGTTCAACTGATACAGGACCAGCAGTATTTGTTCTGGTCGATCCAATAATACCACCTCTTCCCCATGGACGTGATCTAGTAACCACTCGGGTAATTGTACGAGTTTCTTGCCACTCATCAAATTCTGGCTCTAACTTTAACGATCCGACGAAAGTAATAACTTCGAATGGGTTAATATTCTCAGTACCGGAAGCGAGAGTTTGAACAACATAAGAATCTTCGCTATAGTCAAGAGTTACAAAGTCTTGAGAAAGTTTGACATTCGCAGAAGAACTAAATCCTGCTTGACCACCAGCAGAATCAAATGCCAGCGGGATGCTCTTAAATACTGCATCAGGCAGAACATTCTGTGCATCCAAGTCAATCGTTGCTGTGTATTGATTCGCATCAGATACATTAGAGAATGCTAGATCCTTGAAGTTATCTGCAAAGAATCCATTCTTAAAACGATTATTACCCGAAGAATCAAGAACTTCAATTGCTGCTGTCTGTGCTTCAAGCAGGTTCAGTGTAGTGATTTCTTCCAGATTATCAATACGTTCTACAATATCAGAAATATCTCGCATTGTAAATCTGCGATTCTGAATAAATGTCTGAGTTAAATCATCTTTATCATCAGTATATGGTTGCAACTGAAACTCTTTCAGCTTCATTGCATCATCAGGAGTTTGTGGGGTAACAGGATTATCAAGAACCTGTACACCTTCAATATATTCTAAGTTACCATCAGCATTAATTGTCAGAATATCATTGCGTCTCTTATAGTAAGTTACGTCTGCTGCAATTGTATCCGTATTCTGTGGAAGTTCGTTAATATTGGATGCTGTATAACTTGATCCATCAGATTCTTTATATGGTCTAAAGTCTAATACATCACGGAGATCAACTTCAACACCGTTTCTCTGTCTAAACTTAGGGATGGTATTATAGGTTGGGTAAGAATTAACAGCAAACAAGTCACCAGCGCCATGTGCATAGTGTTGATACGCTACTGTTAAGTTACCAGATGGCGCAGTTTGGCCACCATTTAGAATAAGTCTACCATTATAATAGAAGTTATCTCTTTGGCCATCATCAAGTGTAAATCTATTTGATACAGATTTACTCGCAGCGTCAACTACACTTGTAATACTAACAATATCTGGATTCGCGAGTTTAGCAAACTTAAACCCAGCACCATCAGATTCTACTGTAGTTGTTTCAGAAGATACTGTGGTTAAAGTCTTTGGGCGGATTGTTACTGCACTTGCAGTCTTATCAACGTAAGCAATTACTTCAATATTAGTTGCTCCAGAATAACCTTCTGCTGTAATATCTACTTCAGAACCAGAAGCAGTTGCTCCTGAAAGAATAATATGTGAAGAAGCACTATCTGTGGCAACAATCCACTGAGTTTGGTTTGAGAAAGTTTCTCCTGAAGGAAGTGCACCTAAATCTAAAATACCAGAAGTAGTTTGTCCACTAAATTTTCTCTGTACAGTCACAGTAACATCATCAACAAAAGATGGACGAATTTTACCAAGATCAAAGAACAGGTTATTATTTACTGCTTCTTTAATAACTGCAACACCACCTTCAAGAACTAAATCAAATCTCTGATTCGAGTCTAATCCAATACTTCTAGATTCACTAAACTTATTACTACCTGTCATCTGCACATCAAAAAGATACAGTCGGTAGTTTGATCCGTCTTCAGTCATGGAACGTACACGAGCAGTGCCAATGGTAGAACCACCATAGTTAGAATCATTTTGTAAATTCACAGTTTCAAAAGTGTCAATATTCGGAATAAACCCTTGACCAGCATCAGCAGAAACAATTACATAGTTACCATAATTAGCAGCAATAGTTTCTTCAACGATCTCTGTATTTCTAGGTTTATTGACAGTAATCTTAGTTGGGGTTTGAATAGATGCTCTATATCCATCTACATATGCAACACCCGGCTGAACATTCAACGTAAGAACACCATCAGAGTCGCCAGCTTGCATATTAGAAGTATAACCCTCTACAACATAATCACCAGATTCTTCTCTGGTACGAGTAGCAAGTTCTCTACCCAAAATATTGTATTCAGTCTCATCTACTTCTTCTTGAAGAACACCGTTTACAATTTTATTAATTGCAAAGAAAGAATCTCCAGCAGTCAGCGCAGATTCAATTGTCAGCGTTAAAGTAATTCTATATCTGTCTGCACCAGGAGCAGTTAAGTTAGGAATACCATTGTTTTGATTGTCATAAAGATCATTCGTATCATCAACAGTTACTACATCCTCAACAACCTTCATACCAATGACTTCATTTGGCGTACTGGAATATTTGCTAACTAGGATAGTCTGAGGTGTTACAGATACAAAATGACCTTGGGTAAAGTAAGATCCACCATTAACAGATGCTTTTGTACCACGACCAGTAGCAGGGTTAGCGGTAGTATCAGTTACTTGTACAGTAGCAGAGCCTGCTCCAGTATTTGTAATAATTTGCCCTGCGACAAATCGAGTAGGTTCTGCGCCAGCTGTTGCTGTACCTTGACTTACATACTTCACATATAAAGTTGCTGGATCAGAACTAGTCGCCGCTTCAATACGAAGAATTTTCGCTTGAATGCCACTTGGTGTGGTCTGAGTAATTAAATCTCCAACAGCGAATCCAGTTGTACTTGCGCCCGTTTCAAGTTTAACAAACTCATAGTTAGTGTCTAAAGCAAGTCCACCTGGATTTACAACACTACCTTCTTTGAACAGATGACGACCAACACGCTCTAACTCGGTCTGAGTAATCGTCTGCATCTGTGTAAGTTCACGTGCTTGCAGAGCCCGACCAGAGTTAAAGAGAATACGATGATAGTGATCACTATCCTTAAAATCGTCTCTATAAGTTGTGCTAAACGTAGTAGTTGTAAATGTATTAGGCATTCTTCTGTCTTACCTTACAGTTTTACGATAATCTTAATATCTTCAGTTTGAGCAGCATCTCTAACCACTGCCGATCTATTCTCAATATATAGAAGCTCACCAGAGAATGGTTTAACTTCGCCCTCAGAGTCCGTCACAATCGTTGCAGTAATCCCTGTTCCAGAATCGAGGAAAACGTCCTCTGCTAATTGGAATTGTTTAAATCCTGTGCTATCATCGAAGTGATAGTAGAGTTTTGACCCAACCAGTTCATCACCGAGAGCAATCGCAGCAGTTGTATCTCCTGTAATCAGAGCATCTTCTACAGCAGCACTATCAAATCCAGCAGTAATGTTGTTCAGTGTCAAGATACGCATTGCTCTAGCGTCAGTGCCTGTAAAATCAGAATCATTATTTTTCTTAGGATTCTTAATCAGACCAATCTGCCTAAAGTCCTGCCCAACCATAAAGGATCCATTTTGGACGCCATTTGGTTTAGCGTTAATCATTGCAGCATCAGATCCCAGATCATCTCTAGGGTCAGAACCAATACCATTTACAGAGATAATTGGTTCAATCACAGCAGCAGTAGTTGGAGAACCACCAGTTAACGAAACAGAGGCATAACTATAACCAGAACCGAATGGAATACCACCAGCAGAATCATCAATTTCAATCTTAGAAATTTGGTTTGTGGCAGTTCTCTTAGCAATTGCTTTAGCGCCAGTTCCATCACCACTAATCGTTACAGTAGGATCGCTAGAATATCCAACACCGCCACTGACTACTCTATATCCAATAATGGACCCTGCAGTAGCAGCATCTTGTACATCTTTCTGCGCTTGCTGAATTACAGTTAAACTAGCAGCAGAGTCTACTTTAGAAACCGGAAGATAGTTAGCAGAAAGGAACTTACTTGCATTCGTGCCGCTGAGAGTAAATAAGTATTTCCAAATATATCCATCAGAGGTGGCGGATGCACTAGTGTTTGCACCAATCGTGTCAGGGTCAACTGTAGATTGAAGAATTGTGCCAGTATCAGACTTACCTTGTTGAAGGCAAAGATAAACTCTCTGGTTAGCAGTTAATACATAGTAAGGATAAGTTGTAGAGTTTGCCGCAGCAGTTTGATTATCGTTATATGCACTGTAAATCGAACCAGAGGACCAGTTATATCTGGGTGCTACAAATGAAGCATCAGTTGTACGAATGATGGACTGAAGAGCAGCACGGAAGTTTCTCTTTTCTCTCTCTGTATTACCTACGGTTGGTACAGTATCAGTTTCATCCCATGGATTTGACCTACTAATACCAATGTAGTAATAGTTAGCGCTGTCTGCTGAAATATCAGTTACGATAGTTTGCAGTAGCTGCTTTTTTAAGTTATTCGTTACAATAGCTGCCATCTATTCTTTACCTTTTAAGCAAATGTAATATATTTATCAGAGTCTCTGTCGAGGATCCAAGTTCCACCACCCTCATCGACCCATACACAAGTTACAAACCCTATATCAGTCATTGTTAAACTTGTATAATTAAGTCCACCGGGAACTCTTAAATTATTAGTGCCAAAACTTACAGTAATATCTTCTTGGGTTCTATTAATAAGTTTTTTAACTTCGCCTGTATATCGGCCATTATGTAAAACAAAGCTACTTGCAACACCTGTACTAAACAAATAAGAACTGACATTTGAATCTAATTGCTGATTAGTTCCAGTAGTATATGTTACAGTTTCATATGCTAATGATCCATGCAGATTAATTGGTTGGTTATTTTTAGGTTTAATTTTAATACCAACATTAGATCCAACTCCTTCTGCAGTAATTACAGGGGCAGAATCATCTACGTTAGTAATCTTTACATAACTTGTATTACCTGTAGAAGTATTATCTAATTCCAATAATCCAAATGTGCCAGTATTATCAAAAATAGTGGTATCCATCTTTGGATTAATTAATTGCAGACTTGTTCTGGACGTGAATGTGTCACTGTCTAAAAGATTGTGCCAAGACCCTGCATGAGACATAACTCCCTTACCAGTGCCGTGATTATGCGCAAACATCCCATGATAAGTGGCTGCACTTGGGAGAACACCAAAACCAGCAGCAGAATCAAAAACGTTGGCATAATATAATTTAGAAGCTGCACCAGTAGAATCTTTCAGATAAACGATATTATCTGGACTTAAAATAACTGCTTCGCCACTACTATCTGGAATCTGGAATGTTACATCAGAACCAGGATCTTTTGGAGCAATTGTAGTTGTATTTGTAGTGCCTTCAATGACAATACCAGAAGTATCGAAAGTAATCCCAGAACCTAATGTGCTGCTATCAGTTCCGAATGCCTGATACAGTTCAACAAAGTTCTGATTAATCTTAGTGCCAGCACTGCGAAGGGTATCTCCGGTGCCGTCATTAGCAGTTGTACCTGTAGATATATTCTGTCTGGTCATGTTTTACTACTCGTTAAAACCTATTCTAATTTATTTATAATGCTTTTCTAAGCGGAATCAACTCTGTTTGGATCATAATGAGTAAACAGATCCTCGTCCATAGTCTGGAGAGACTGATCAGAGAACTTATCGCTGTCATTCGAAGAGAACGTTGGTGAATTAGTATCAAGAACATCAGCGATAGAAGTATACTCGCCTTTCTGTGCAGCAGTAAGTCCGCCAATAGAATCTTGATAGAATTCGATACTACGATCAGTGTAGAATCTAATTGTTTCATCACTATCAACACCAGTCGAGCTGGTGAATGCAGTAGATACTTCAGTTGCTGTTGCCTCAAGAGTCAGAGCGCCTTCAGTTAGAGTATCAGCAATTGAAAGAGGTGAAACTGCAGAGATATTTCCTGCTACTGTTTCAAATTGCGTTTCAGCAAAAAGAGCAAATCCTGCAATGTGATTATATCTTTTGTAAATGTCATTCCATTGAATTGTACTAAGAGGTGATTTAATCTGAATAGATAACACCTGCCAGAAACGAGAATCTTGAAGAAACCTTAAAGAGTCAGCGCCAATCTGACTTTCACCAACAGTAAACATCTGAGTCTTTGGATAAAATGCCTCCGCATCTACACCAAAGATATATCTAAAGAACGCAGGGATAGATACTTCAGTCCCCTTGGCTCTAGAAAACTGAGATACCAGCTTCAGTGTAAGTCTAGGTAGATCAAATCTATCAGCACCAAGACCATTAATTTTTTCGAAGAAGAGATAATCTAAGAAATCTTCATTCGTACTCTCATTATCTTTTGCAAAAAAGATATTATCCAGTCTATTACGACCAGCTGCTAGTTCTAAATAATCATAATATTTTTTAAGAAACGTAACTAATGTCGGATACTGCTCTAGAAAATGCTCAGGTAGCAAGGTATCAACTTGCGGCTGATTAAAGTTTATATCTCGACGATTACGATCTTCTAAGGTTACTGCAGCCATTAGTCAGTTACACCACTTACTGCATTTGCTGCATCAATATCATCAGTTGCTCTTACAACATTAAATCCAAGGTCAATTACATGATTTCTTAATGGTTTAATATCAGCATCATTTTCTGGAGTAGCAATCACTCGAATGTAAGTATTACCTGAAGAAATTGAAGTCGGACTAAACCCTGTTAAATTAACAGTTCCTTTAGCCGCATCATAAGAGCCTATATTCGTAACCAAAATATTCTCATCAGTATCAATAATTTCTAAGATATTGCTAAAGTTATCTCCAATACGATTACGAATAGATGCAACCTTAGAGTCATATACAAAGTTATCGCTAGTAACGATTGGAGTTTCTTTATTCGGCAGAGCAAGTTTATTTAAGAAACTTAACTGATAGTCGGCAGAAACAAATCTTACTGAAGTTGCATCATATACAGGCGTAAATCTATTTTCCATGCGAACATCAATTGTAGAAGACAGAATCGCAGCATCCGATCCATCAATCGTCGAAAGAAGTTTAGACTTACGGAAAACGTCATTAAACTTTCCAAGATTAGATGCAAAGTAAGAAGCAATCGTTCTTTTAACTTTATCCTGAATACCTCTGCGAGTTAATGCTGTTACGCCTGACTCATATTTAATATTTGTTGTTAGATTGAGATATGTAAATGCTGGACTTACAATTTCTGTTTCAATCGAAGCAATCGAGAGGTTATCAGTAATCTCTGTAGCAATACGATCTTCAAGGGATGCTTTAAATGTAGCATCAATATCATCTTCATAGATAATAGAAACTAGCACTTTACCATATTTTGCAGGAATATTATCTTCTCCGCCCCAAGCATTCATCGACTTAATACCTGGGATTACATTAGAAATTACTGCAATATAATCATTCGGTGTTACCAATCTTCCCTGAGCAAGATAAGAAAGTGGAGCGTTAATACGAATACTCTCTACATTTTCTTTTTCTGCACCAAGAGTTGATTTAGAAACTGTTGT